GTCAACTGCCATTTGGTGATCAATTAAGGGAAGGTATTGAGGAATTAGAAGCCGAATATAATGCTCAAGAAAAGAATTGGGAGAAAATTCAAAAACAATATGGGGTAGAGTATCTAAAAACCACTCGTGGCGGCCTGTACGATTACAAGACAGACCATCTTTCGCCTCGAGATTTACAGATAGTACGAGCAGCTTATCAACAACTCAAAGATGCTTGGGTAGCATTGACAAATGCCAAATATCCTAATCCTGAGACAGATTATGGTTATGGACAAGGGCGATACATGGGGGATTCGGTTGAACACAGGGCGTCAGAAGGCCAACAAACCAAAATAATAGAAAATCTCGCAGATGAATTTGCAAAAATGTTACAGGACATGGGACGACCAGCTCGTGTTGCAGGAACTCCTGAGCAGGAGCGTTCGCGCACCAGGCAAGAATTAGAAAGAAGATCTCAGCAAGCAGCTCAAAGGCAGGCTACACCATTATCGGATCAACAACGAAACGATCTGAAACAAAGATTAAGTCAACTTGAAGCAAGAATTGACCCAAATTATCAGTACAGTGATGACTACAGTGTTTGGACAAAGAATCATAGTATGGCTCAACAAATAGCTGATATTAAACGAAAACTGGGCATAATGACAGAATCGAAAAATAAATTAGCAAGTAAAAATACAAAGAATTCGGCCATGTTAAAACGGGAAGGAAAATTCAAAAAGTAACTGGTTTTGAAATCTAATAATTTTTGGTAAATAATATTGACGCATAGGGCGTTTTATGCGGAATTAACCCACCGCGTACGGGCTAGAACCCCGATTGGACTTCTAACTAGGAGAAAAGAAATGGGTCGTCCACTTAAAATAATGAAAGCTGCCACCGGCAGTCTAGGCAGCACAACAGGTACCGACATAGGTTTTCCTAATGTGGGTTCCTTGACAGCACCAGTAACCCCCAACGGTATGACCAGTTCAGAATTCTATGGTGTGGTTGGCGGTAATATTGCATCAACACAAAACGGAACCCCCGCTTATCCACAGACAGTGATTGCCACAGCAGGACCTAATGCTGGTAATCCAGTGATATTAGCGCGAGTTTTTATCACAGGACAAAGTGAAGAAGATGGTTATATTGTGAGACAGAAAGGTGAACGCAAATATCTGGTGTACGGTTCTAGTTCAGGAGTGTCAGGCGTATGCATACTCAGCAACCAAGCCGATGCCTCGTTGACTGAGGGCAATATGACTTTGACTGTGTTTACCAGCGATAGTAGTGCCATTAGACTCAGCAAGTTAACAAACAAGTATGCCACAGATTGGACTGGCGGTAGCGCAGGTAGTCCAGATAATATTGTGTATTTTGTGAACTTCTTCCAGGGGGTAGATGGTGAAACAGCTATCAAATCCGGCGGTGAAAAAGCCACATTTACCAATGGCTGGAACAGCAGCACAGGTACACTTGAAATGGCAGTTATTGAATCTGATCCTACTGCTATTTAATTTTTCAACAAAAATCCTCGTAATACATACATATTGCGAGGATTTTTTATGGCTAGAGCATTTGTTTTAGGTAACGGTGTTAGTAGATCTAAGATTCAATTAGAAAGATTGCGTAATCATGGTATGATCTATGGTTGCAATGCACTATATAGAGAATTTCAACCAGATGTTTTGGTTGCCACAGATAGACCAATATCACAGGCTATTCAACAATCGGGCTATGCTGATAAAAATCGATTCTATACTAGAAAACTTATAGAAAACTCCTGTGCTCAAGTTATACCTCAGCCCTATTATGGCTTCAGTTCTGGCCCAGTTGCTACTGCTTTAGCAGCCTTAGACAATCATAAGGAAATTTATTTGTTGGGTTTTGATTTAGGTCCCGATCTAGATAACACATTTAACAATTTGTATGCGGGAACAGAATTTTATAAACCCAAGAAATCTAGTCAAACTTATGTGGGAAATTGGGTAAAACAAGTAGTGCAAATATCAAAAAATTTCTCTAAATGTCAATTTATTCGCGTCAAGGGCCCGACTACTGCCGAAGTCAAAGAATTCCTGTCATTGCCTAACTTTTCTCATAACAATATAGAAGACTTTTTAAAACTATATCAATAAGTCAACAGTGGGCGAGACTTTTTACTTTTGGTAAATAAGTAAAATCCAAATAGAAAATGTCTCAAATAATTATCAATATAGGTGATTCTCCCGACGATGGCGAAGGCACCCAGCTAAGACAGGCATTTGCTGATATCAATACAATGATGTCAGCAATTTATGCTGCTGGACCTGTTGACAGTCAGGTTGTTATTGCTAATAATAGTGTCACTACTAATGTTATTAATGCTAATCTTATTTTAGCACCCTCTGGAATTGGTGTAGTAAGAGTAACTAATCATTTACTACCTAATGTTGATGATGTCTACGACCTAGGAAGCTATTATCCAGAACTCTTAAGATGGAATAGTCTATGGGTGGGATCAGGCGGCATTAACAGTAGTGGATCAATGACTGTAGATGGAAATCTCACTGTAGGCGGTATTATCAGTGGCGACGGTAGTGGACTCACAAATGTCACTGCTAATGTCGGCTCGGCAATTAAATTACAAAACGGTACCACAGATCTTAATATACCAGTTTCTGGTGGCAACATTGTAGCTAATATTGGCGGCACTGCTAATGTTTTGACTATTAGTCAAAACGGGTTGAATGTTACAGCCAATGTCAGAGCAGGTAATGTTATTTCTAACAATTATCTATTCGCAAACGGTCAGAGCATCTTTGATAGTATTGTTACAGATATTACTGTGGGTGCCAATACCGGTTTAGAATATACTGCAAATACACTTTTTACTATCTATAATACCACTGTAGGTGCAAATGTCTATAGTGTACCTGTGGGCGGAGCTAACGCCGAACCAGCTAGTAATTGGAATACATTAAATTTAGTTGAGGTTTTAGATAAAATTCTGTTTCCAGATCTAAACCCCGAGTACACTATACCTACTTTGACATTGTCGGCTTCCCTGAGTGGAAATCGAGAAATTGGTTCAGTAATTTCTCAGTCGTTGACAGCAACTGCTACAGAAAATGATGCCGGAATTTATACTTTATTAAAAATTTATAGAGGGGCCAATGTCATTGCTACTGTGTCTAATCCCGCAGGGTCTCCGGCAGCTAATATTGCTCCCCAATATGGTTATGCTGATCCTAATAATCCTAACTTTCAGTATACTCTGAGTTATACTAACAGTTATACAGTAGAACCAGGAACAACAGAATGGACAGCCGACGGCAGTTACAATAGTGGTCTAGCTAAGGTTGATAATAAAGGCGTTACGGATGTAAGAACACCTGCAATAAGATCAACTTCTGCACCACAGGCTGCTGCTAGTATTACCAGTTCGGAATCTACTGTCACAGGACTGTATCCTTATTTTTGGGGCAAGTCTGTAAGTTTACCTTCTGCAGCAGATATTGCTACTGCTATTGCTGCAGGCACAGAAAATAAAGTACTTGCAGACTCTAATGATACTATATCAGTAATTTATGATGCTTTTGACGAATATATATGGATGGCGCACGAAGCATCATATACTGAAAAAACAGCTTGGTATTTTAACGATTACAATCAAGGATTTATAGGTGCAGGAAACTTTATTTTATCACCTGCAACAGAAAATGTCAACAGCCCAGACGGTTATTGGAATTCAGTGTCGTTTAAAATATATATCAGCGACAGCCCGACTATAACTTATGGATCATTAGAATATAGGAATACATAACACCAAATGGCCATTAATTACAACGACAATTTTAATGTACTGGTTCAGAAGCCTACTGATGCTAGATATGGTCCTTATACTAGTACCTCGGCCGCATTGACTGCCTTACCTAGTTCCCAAAGATATAGAGGCTTGGTTGTTGGTATTAGTGTAAGTGGTTCGATAGTAGAATATTGGTTTCAGAGCGGTATAGCAGATGTTAATCTTGTCATTAAAGCAAATTCGGGACCACAAGGTCCACAAGGTTCTTCGGGGTTAGGAATTCAAGGACCACAAGGTCCACAAGGTCCCTCGGGCTTAGGAAT